TCAAACTGCTCGGAGAGTACATTAGGAAATTTGTTGCAGATAAACTGGAGCTCTATGGAACCAATCAATGAATTAGAAAAAGCAATTGAGAGTAAGTTTCTGACTCCTCAAAAATTTGCAATGGAAATTGAAAAGATTGTTGTGGAAGAAGAATTTAATTACATAGATGCAATATGTCATTATTGCGAAATTAACAATCTTGAGATAGAATCAGTAACGAAACTCATATCAAAATCTTTAAAGGAAAGATTGAAATGGGATGCAACTCGTCTCAATTATATGAAAAAAACATCTAGAGCAAAATTACCTTTATAATGAAGAAATCGGAATTGGTGCACTGGAGACTCCAAGCGATGTTAAGAGAGAATAGTTTCAGTGATCTTGAATATCTTGGAGTCAAACCAGATAGTGTTGGGATTAACCAACACTGGTATAATATTAATGGTCATGAAGTCCCTGTGGACGCAATTGAAGAATTAGAATGTGAGGAAGTTGATGAAAGTGACACCATTTGAAACCTACCAAACATATCTCTCCGTTAAGAATCATTTTTCAAATCCGAAATATGATTACTTTAAATATGGTGGTAGATCAAGAGCAAAGATAGCAGCATTTAATAAAAGAAAGGATAAGTATTGGTTTGAAAAGACATCAAGAAAATATCCAGATAAAGAAATTGTAGAGTTTCTTGTATCTAACTTTGTGTCTGCTGATAATCCACAAAGTTTGTGGATTGGTGAGATCATGAACTCTGGTGAGAAAGTGTATTCTGAGTGGTCAAAAACTCAACAGAGTTTAGGGTATATTTTTAAAGATAAAATTACTGATTTATTAGACAATAATGATCTAGAGGAGTTGTTTGATTGTTCTAATGGTCATCCACTTTTATTGAAGAAATATCTTGGTGGTGAACTTAACTTAGAGATAGTTGTTATACTTGAACAAATCTTTGGTTTTGTAAAAGACTTTGATAAAAAATTGGATGATCCTGTGTGGGAAACCGTCAGTATGAAAATAAGGAAATATATTCCTTTCATAAATATAGATGTATTCCAATACAAGAAGGTTCTTAGAGAATTACTATGAGTGCTTTTTTTGACTCAGAAATCATCAAAGATGCTTTGGAGGATATCAATAAACTTCAAGAAGATGTTTATGGAAAACTCGTCCATTTTCATATGATGACTTATGATGAGCAAATAGATCATGTAAGCAAACTAACAGAATTGTTAGATAAGCAGCGTATCATGTATACTAGATTATCATTATCAGATGATCCAGATGCAGTTATTATGAAAGAAAGTTTGAACAAAACAGTTACCATGATGGGGTATCCCGAAGGAACTGATATTGCTGTATTATTTAAGAATATGCATGCTACTATTGACGCACTGAAAGAGTTTCTCGAAGCATAAATAGCTAGTTACACTAGTTACTTTATGTATCATAAACACGATCAAATTTCAATCCACCGTAATCCACTCAGAGAATACTCAACACCTCTTAAAAGAGAAGAGTACAAAAGTCCCAAATATCATCAGATCCGCATTTATTTCAAATGCGAACGAAAAGTTGACTGACGAGGACTTTTCTGATATAATCTAAACATCCCCCGAATCCAAATTAATCCGAGGTAATCTAAATGTCATTCGCAGACTTAAAAAAACAATCCAAATTAGGTTCTTTGACCGCTAAATTAGTGAAGCAGGTCGAGAAGATGAATAATAATGGAGGCTCAGGCGATGAGCGTCTATGGAAACTAGACGTTGATAAGTCAGGTAACGGTTATGCTGTTATCAGATTTCTACCTGCACCAAATGGTGAAGATCTACCATTTGTAAAATTATATTCACATGCCTTCCAAGGACCTGGTGGTTGGTATATTGAAAACTCTCTGACTTCACTAGGTCAGAAAGACCCAGTATCCGAATACAACACATCTTTGTGGAATAACGGTACAGATGCTGGAAAAGAGTTAGCAAGAAAGCAAAAGCGTAAACTAACTTACATTTCCAACATATATGTTGTGAAGGATCCTGCAAATCCAGATAATGAAGGGAAAGTATTCCTATTCAAGTATGGTAAGAAAATCTTTGATAAACTTACTGCTGCGATGCAACCTGAGTTTGAAGACGAAGAAGCAATCGACCCATTTGATTTCTGGCAGGGTGCTAACTTCAAGTTGAAGGCAAAGAATGTAGCAGGATACAGAAACTATGATAGTTCTGAGTTCGCTGCACCTAGTCCTATCCTAGATGATGACGATGCTCTTGAAGCATTATGGAAGAAGCAGTTCTCCCTTGCTGAGTTGGTCGCTGCAGATCAGTTCAAGTCATATGAAGAATTGAAGAAGCGTCTTGGTTACGTTCTTGGAAATGCTGCACCTCGTCAAGATGCAGAAGTTGAAGATGAAGTTGAAATCATTGAAAGAGAGAAAGCAGAACAAGTTGTTACTGCTGCAACTGCATCAACATCAGCACCAGTCACTGCTAGTGCAGATGCGGATGAAGATGACACACTTTCATATTTCGCAAGACTTGCTGAAGAGTGAGATACAATCAACTCTGTCTAACCTTGTTGGTCATAGCAGCATATTTAAATTTACTACTTAAGTAAAAATAAACCGTAGAGAAATCTACGGTTTTTTAATTTGGATCTGTATTGCGTGTATTTTCAGTTCTGACTAATTTGTTGGTAACATACTGTGATGATCTACCATAGGTCATAATCTTTTTCATATCAGTTAAGAATAATTGTAAGTATGCAGGTCTTAAAATTGTTATATTTCTTTTATCCTCGTTGATATTTGCTTCATGCTCGTAATTTGTTACTCCTCCGACTGGATTTAGTGTAGCAGTGGATGATGTAGGATCTGGGATTGTAAAATCTATATCAACAATTTTTCCTTTCGGTAAATAAATTTTTCCAGACGAGTCCTTTACTTCAGTGGTCACATAATATCGTATTTCATTTAGGTCATTACCATATTTGTTAGATGAGTATTCATAGATCTCTTTACTTGTAAGTGGCCACTCATCTCTTATATTAACTATTCCTGCAGAGTGAATTACAACCCAGTCAAGATTTGATGACCCGTAAAGATACTCTGCTACCTGATCTGGTCGATATCCATCTTTTACATAATAATTTTGGAGATACGTAAATGAGTTTTTCAAATCGTCACGAAGTTTAACTCTACGAAAAAGATTTTTAACTGTAACATACTCATTTGATGACACTCTATTTGAGAGTGGTGATTGATATTGAATATTAGGTAATTCTCTAAAATAAGTCATTAGTATCCAACTCCTCCTTGTCCTTCGTAATCTTCTTTGAATATTGGGTTGAGTTCTTTGAACTGTAAGTCAACTTGCATATGTGTAGGTGTTCCATCATAAAATGTGGAATGAGATCCACTTGCAGTATAATTAACTTTCATATCACTAAGAACCATAGGTAAGAATTTATTTAAGAAAGGATGTTGCTCTGAACCTCTCATGTATACTAATTGAAACACACTAGGAGTTCCTACAAAAACTCCTGACTTAGGATCTTTTTGCCCATTTCTAGTTGGAGCCATTTCAAATTTAAGGACTCTTATTATTTTCATAACTTCGTCTGCTTCCTCCTTAGATCTAGGGAAGAATTGAAATGAAAATGGAAACACTCTTAATCCAACTCCATTAAATAATAACTCTAAGTTTGGATTTAATATCTGACCACTTGCTCTTGCGATAAGTTGATCTGCACTCACGTTACCACCTAATGCTCCTATCATAGTTCCAGCAAGAGAAGCTCCTATTGCTTTCTGTGTTGCTTCATCTTGCAACAATCCTCCAGCTTTATTTGCGGTTGCTGCAAATGCCTGTTTAAGTTGTGCTATTGGTTGTTGTGAACTAAAACCTTGACCTACCAATGCTGTTCCAAATGCCTGTAGAGGATTTAATTGTGATTCTCCATATTGAACACCCTGTGTATCTGTAACATTTCTTGGGATTGGTAAGTTAATTATATGTTTGATTGATTTCTTTGGTTTACCATCTTTATCTGGTCCAAAACTCTTTCTATTTGCATCAGATCCTCTGACTGCTGAAAAATCACCAAGACCAGACGATTTACTTACGTTTACAATTCTGCTACCCGATTCACCTTTTACTAAACCTGCGTCATCTTTCTCTGCTTCTAATTTAAAGGCATCAACATTTAAACCTGGTGGTGTATAATCTGCGATCTGAATTTGTAAATATTGAACTAATTTTTCTTCGTTACGTCTTGCTATAGGATAATTAAGTAATTTTTTTATACCTGATTTTGGTGCTGACAGTCTACCAGGTGGTTCTTTCGGTCCCACGACAGATTTATCAAATGCTTCTTTCTCTGTTTTTGTATAATCGCTAGGATAATTAGCAGTCGTCATATTACTTTTTTAACTATTTAGGTGGTTTCATCTGAAAATTCTGAAATGGTATTAATTCAAGGTCTTTTAACTCATCTGCAGTCACTTCATAGAGTCCACCTTGAACCTCTGGATATGTATATTTTCTATTTCTACCCCAGTGAAAATTATATGCTATGAATCCGTAGGAGAAAACTTCTGTAACTTGAACTAATGGATTTAAATCAAAACGAATTTCTGGAGTCTTAGCCATATACCTAAACATATAGTATGAACCTGGTATAGGAACTATAGGACCTTCAGTCAATACACTTTTCACTCTTGTTGCAAGTTCGTCTGGATTTTTAATACTAACTAAACTATCCGAAATGGGACGAATACGATTTCCTAAAGTATCTTCAGGTCTATCATCTCTATATAATCCCTCATCAACTAATTTTTTTCTAAGTCTAAGTAGTGCTTTAGGTGAAAGTCGTGTTGCTCTACGTGCCATATTTAATACCTAATTCTTTCTCTGTGAATACTTTAAACTCATATCCACGATCTTTACACCACTCATCTGCTGCTTCCCATTTTGCTTGATTCTTAGCGTACTCATATGCTTCACGTAGATAACCCTTTGTTTGTCTTTTTGGTTTTGCTGGTGGTTTAGTTTGTCTGTTAGGTTTGATTTCTATAATGTATTTCTTGATTGCACCAGTGCTCTCTTTGACTTTAATATAGAAGTCGGGAAAATATCTATGAGGTCTATTATCAATCGGAGAACGATACCAGACATACATTTCTTCACTACCCCATTCAAGTATTCGTTCATTATTATCACAATATACCATGAACTTTCTTTCCCAAAGTGACCTATAAACAATGTTTGTAGGATTACCTTTATACTTGCGAGGATAAGATGGTTGATATTTACCCTTGTAAGACATCTAAATAATAATAAGACAAGTTTTAGGTATTTAGAGTGGT